AAGAAGGAGTTGTTCCATCTGTGGTTAAGAAATATCCAGCACTACCAGTTTGGGCTGGAAGTCCTGTGTAGTACGAACTGTATGTAATGGCAGTCGTACCAATAGTAATTGTTCCTGTTGATGAGTTAACAAAAGTCTTACCAGTGTTAGTTGTTCCACCAATAGTAAAGATAACATCGCCATTAGCCATTTCGCCAGCAATGCTGTTATCTGCATCTGAGGCACGGGTTAATACCCAAGGCACTGAACCGCTGCCAACAGTAGTTAATGTATAGATACCATTTTGTAATTGTGTTGTTTGGTCTTTAATAAGCACACGCTGACCAATGGTTACTGTTTGTCCATCAAGCGTGCTAAAAGCACGGTTAGTATCAGCAGTAAGAGTTGCTCCTACGCCAGCAGTGCCATTGCTGTAAACAACCGAAAGGTTGCTGACCGAGGCTGCTACTACTGGAGGGTGAAAGTTAATGCCTGCTACAACTAAATCTACATACTGCTTAGGAGCAGCACCTAGTGCGGTTGTTGGGTTAGCATTAAGAATAAGGTTGCCAGTCATAGTGCCACCAGCAAGGTCTAATTTACCACTGACTGCAGCCGATGCTGCTGCTGCAGCGGTGCTTGCAGATGTAGCAGCACTTGCAGCGCTTGTGGCTGCTGCCGTTGCAGATGCTGCAGCGGATGTAGCACTGGTAGCAGCAGCCGTTGCACTGGTTGCTGCGCTAGTTGCTGATGTGGCTGCAGATGTGGCTGAGGTTGTTGCTAGATTAGCATTATATTTTGCAGAATAATCGCTTCCGCTTACTGGAGTAACAAGTTGTATAGCCCAGTTGCTTGCTGTGGTTGCGCTGTTAGCAGCGCTAGTTGCGCTAGTTGCAGCACTTGTAGCGCTCGTTGCTGCTGCTGTAGCCTGGGCTGTAGCCTGGGTTACTTGTGTAGTAATACCAACATAAGTATCTGAGGTTGTATCAGCATCTGCAATACTACCCATATCACGAACAAGTCCACGACCAGTTTGGTCAACGATTGCTGTGTAAGAAGTAGCAGCACTTGTAGCACTTGTTGCTGCACTTGTGGCAGAAGTTGCTGCTGAGGTTGCACTTGTTGCAGCAGCAGCAGCACTATTAGATGCTGTAGTTGAATAGCCAGCGATAGTTGCTACAGATGCAGCAGCAGAAGTTGCGCTTGCTGCAGCAGATGTTGCACTTGTGGCTGCACTTGTAGCACTTGTTGCTGCATTAGTTGCATTAGTGACGGCAGTGGCTGCAGAGCCTGAGGCTGTGGTAGCAGAACCAGCAGCAGCAGTTGCTGATGCAGCAGCCGATGTTGCAGAAGTTGCAGCAGCACTAGCAGAACCAGCAGCAGCAGAAGTAGAAGCAGCAGCAGCGGTAGCCGAAGCAGCAGCACTTGTGGCACTGGTAGCAGCAGCCGTTGCGCTACCAGCAGCGCTTGTAGCGCTAGTGGCAGCAGCGGTTTGAGAAGTTAATGCTGATGATGCAGAAGTTGCTGCGCTTGTGGCTGATGTAGCAGCGCTTGTAGCGCTAGTGGCTGCAGCAGTTGCATAGGCTGCATTAGTAGTAATCAATGCATCTACATAAGACTTAGGTGCAGCCGATGATGTAGACATACCAGCAGATGAAAGACCAGTAATAACTGGGCTACCTGAAATGGTAGGGCTAGTAATTGTAGGGCTGGCAATAGTTGCAGTTGTTGCAGTTACTGTGCCAGTAAGCGTAGCACCATTGACCGTAGGTGTTGTGAGGGTCTTACGAGTAAGGGTTACTGATTGGTCAGACCCAACCACTGAACCATCGCCCGATGCAAGTCCGTGCACATGTGAATCAACACCATTAAGAAGTGCTGAGTCAGCATCATAACCACGGGCTGCAATGTGTGTCTGCAGTTCTTTGAACTCACGAGCAGATACACCGTGGCGTACAGATGTACCCGCAGAGTGAGCAACTGCTTGTGTTAAATCTTGACCACGGACAACAGTAAGGGTAGTTCCCGCGATTGCAGTTACTGTAACTACTTCTTCTTTGTTGGTGTCTGGTCCAAGGATTAAAGTAAAGGGTACTGTGCTAGGAAAACCGCTGACAGATACAACAGCAACGGAGGTTGTTGTGTCACCTGTCGCTGCTGATGTCATTGAACTGACAAGCGTTGTTTCAATCGCTGTTGCGGAGTAGTTCCGCTTCTTAGTACCTGGGTCGCCTGCTGCCATGGTTTACCTGCTATCTCTGGTAGTGTGAACGAATAGGGAATTGACGGCGCTGGTTCTCCGCCACTTCGTTAAGACGAGTTGTGTATACATTAAACAAGAAGCGTGCTGCGTTCTCACCGCTTCGCGCTCCACGCTGATTGTCAAGCACATCTGCTTCTGCAGATAGGGCACCCAAGCGTGATGGGTCAAGGAAGGAAATCATACGGAAGGCTGCGCCATAGACGACAACATCTTCTGCATAGTCAGGCATCTTTGTAGTAGTTGCAAACTCTTGGCTTGCAGCAGTTGGAGTAATATCAAAAATTGTTGGGCGTGCTGAGTAAGCCACATTCACAGGACGACCAGGAACTACTGGTGAGTAGATACCAAGGGAGTGTCCAAAGTTAACACCATCGCCAAAGGCTGCTGGGTTAGCAACACGGTCTAGTTGCCATGCACGAACTGGTAGCCATTCTTTAGATGGTCCAATTACTGAGTGGGTTACTGACAAGATATTCTGTACTTCGTCTGGGATGTCATAGGTTGTGCGTGCTGCAATGTAGTTGAACTGGTATTGCTTGACAGCAAATACCTGTGGGTACATAGCGTTGAGTGTGTCATTGATAGCACGCTTGATTTCATAGCGTGGGAACAATGGGGCAACCATTACTCTGTCGGAGTTAGAGTGGGCTGCTGCAATAGTACCGCGCTGTCCACGACCCCATGGGGCAAGGTTAAGAATGTTATCAATGTTGTTGGTTGAGTTAACATACATAATCTCATCGCCAACTTGTACGAAGCCACGGCTAACTACGCTTGCATCATTAACTGAAATGCTAGTAGTTGATGCATCAGTAGCAGCAGTAAGCCATGTGGTTGATTCCATGTTAAGGCTGTAGCCGTGAAGGAGTGTATCCACACGGTCAGTAATTTGTTCAAGGGTACTCACAGATTGATGCTCCTTAAGGCTGATACTGCAGACTTACCAGTGGTACCAGCAAGTTCATTACATACTGCATTAAGACCTTTAAAATCTGCAGGCGAACGAGTAGAAGAAGCCTTAAGATTCAAAGCATGTACAGTCTCATAAATATATGAAAACCCAGCCCACTTGCATGCTGCTGCTGCTTCTTCAAGAAAAGCAGTACGGGCTGGATATGTTCCGCCATTGGCAAGCCTATTTAATTCAGCAACGAGTGTTGAGCCTTCGTAACCTGTAGCCATAATTACTTACCCTTCTTCTGTGCTGCTCTCATGTTGTCCACAAGATTAGGATATTTTCTGCCAGCCTTTTTAGCAGCAGCCTTGGCTGATGCTTTAGCAGCAGGTGAAAGTGGTGTAGATTTTTTATTAGGGTTTGGTTTATTCCATACTTCTTTTTTAGCCATTACCACTTCACCTTATCTGCCCAGTATGCTGCGCTCATCTTGCCTTTAGCAATGTTTGTTGCATGGCGAGCCTTAAATGATTTCTGTCGTGCGGTAGGAGTATGGTCGCCAGTGACACCCTGTTGACCAAAGCGAATAGTTTTAATCTTGTCGCCTTCTTTAGCCACAACTACATGTGACTTTGTTGGATGACTTGGTGTGCGCTTTGGTTTATTAAAACCTGCAACTCCTGCTCGCTTTAGTCTTGGGTCTGTCATTACTTGCCCTTCTTACCTACTACCTTTTTAAGATTTGGATTAGCCTTCTTAGCAGCAGGAGATGCACTGCGTGCACCCGCTGCAAGGATTGCTCCTGCGTTCTTCATTGGGATACCTTGCTTCTTTGCAATACTCTTTTGAGCAGCAGCAAAGCCCATCCCTTTCTTAGCGACCGCCATTACTTTTCACCGAGAGTAGTTGGCTTATTAACTGCGGGAGCAGGGATACCGTAAGGGTTAACTGTTCCATAGTTGTCATCGTTGTTGACTGTGTTAGTCCCACATCCACATGTAGCGCACATAATTACTTGCCCTTCTTCTTCATAAGCATTGCCATACCAGCCTTAGTTTCACGAGCCTTTTCAGCCTTAGATTCTGGCTTCTTCATTTCAGCCTTCTTGATTTTTGCTGGTTCTTTCTTTTCAAATGCTGCGTATGCTGCCTTCTTTGATGGGGCAGCCTTCTTCATTGTTGCCATTTCGTTCCCCTTTTGTGTGATTACCTTGACATCCCCACCAACACTTATGCAGTAATCAGCGGAAATCTTAATTGCCCTGCGTGCTGCAAACTCTGCAGCCTTCATTGAGTTCTTACTGAACCCAGTGGCTAATGCACCAAGTGCTAATGAGCCACCGCTACCTACTGCATATAAGCCACGGTCATCTCGTGACCACATGTATTCTTCATCTACTTCATAGATAGTTCCATTAAGACAGATGAGTGCATCAAAGCCAGCGTTTGGGTCCTTGTTCACATCAGGTTCATAGCCATGTTCTTTCATGGCATCGCGTAACGAAGGCAATACCTTTGTCTGCATAAATGCATCAAGTGGCATTGTCTTAATAATTTTTGGTGGTATCCATAGAAACTCTGCTATGTTGCCAGAGATGGCATCACCTGCAAAGGCAAATACATAGTCACCTTTGCGTACTACCTTGTCTACACCTTTGGCATAGTATGGCTTGTCATCATAGGTAGTCATGGAATCTGCTGCGATTACCGCCCAACCTTTTCCCTGAATACCTACGATGGCAGTCATCTTTACTCCTTAAATCCACCCGTGTTTGCATCAAAGGCTTTGCCAGCCTTATCTGATTTTGTTCTTGCATCTTGCACTGCACGCAATGATGTGCCTGCTGGCTGTATGCCTTCTTTTCTTGCTGCCGAATATGCGTTAAGTTCTGCATCCCATTTTTTCTGGGGCATTGCCTTATTTGCTGCAGCATCTCCTGGGGATAATTGGAGTGTGCCTAACTTGCAACCAAAGCATCCTTCAACAAACTCTGGATGCACTTGTATTTGATGTAGTGTCATATCGCTGTTATGTAATCTCCGTATACGCCACCAATGGAAGCGTTGGTTAAACGATTCTTTGTGGCTTCGTCAATAATGTATGTGTGCCCACCAAGATAGTGCTCGGTAGAATTGGCTATGTCAGTTTGAGCAGGGAAGCGATATGTAGAGTATACCCCGTCAACCATTAAGACAGAAACGCCACGGTGGATGCCATAGCGAATAAACAATCTGTCCCAAGCAATCGGTGTTTCCTTAACCGATGGTGTAACAAATTCATATTGCGCCATGATTCCTCCTTATAGGTGTAGAGAGAGGGCGAGCGAACCCGCCCCCTCCACTACATTTAAACTATGCCTGGATTGAAGATGAAGATTCAATACGGTACATAGCAGCCTCACGGTAGCGAGAGAAGCCAAGTACGCCGTACCATCCGATTGGACGGAAACGCATCAAGCGGTCAACGACTGGTCCGATAACAACATTTGGTTCCTGTGCAACAGCCTCAGCAAGAGCCTGCTTACCAGCAACGATTGTGCGGTAGACGGCTGTTATTGGAGTTACTGTTACGACAGTTGTTGCTGTTACTGCAGCAGTGTGTACTGTATCTACAGTGATTGTGGTTGTTGAACCAGATGTAACCAAAGATGTAATCTTTGCACCTGATGCAATACCTGTACCTGAAATCTTATCTCCTGCTTCTGCAGAAGTAGCAATTACAGATGTTGAAGCCACACCAAGTGTAACTCCTCCTGATGTACCAGCAACAGTCACTGCTGTTGTAGCAAGTGCTGACTGGTCTGCACCGTCTACGCCACGGTACATACGAGGAGTTTCAACAAAGAAGGCTCCTTCAAATGTTCCGATTGAGCCAGCCCAGAACTGTCCTGTGCCTGTCTCTGCGTACTTGTGCATGTCGTTCCATCCACCAACGCCTGTTTCTGCGCGGAGGTCGTGTGAAACTTCTGGGTGGATACCACACCAGTAGAGTGAACCTTCGCGTGGAACAGCCTTGTTTGAACGCAACTTAGCAACTGTCTTACGGATGTTAGCAGCAGAGATTGTATCTGTTGCTGTAACTGTAGCAGTTGATGTGCGTGCTGTTGATGATGCTGAGTAGATAACATTTGTACCCTGGCGTAGAACTTCCATTGCAATCTTGTCAATAGAGTCTGCCATGTTGTAAGCGATGATGTCTGCAACTGCAGGGTCAACATCTGAGAGTGAGAACAACTGTAGTTTACGGGTAACGAGTGAAGCGTTGCCGTATTCAGCAAGTGTTACTGAAACAGTTGTTACATCTGATAGTGCTACTGCATCTGGGTCAGTTGTTTCTGATGAGAGTGCAGCGGTTGCTGGTGCAAGGTCATTGTAGAGTGAGAATACAACGCTTGAACCTGGCATTGCTTGCTGAGCAGGGCGCTTGTCTGCTACTGAACGAATCAGTGGCTGAGCACGAAGCGCGAACTCAACATAGCGGTCATAAGCAGTTTTTACTAAGCCTGCGAGGGCTGAGGAATCTGTATATGCCATGTAGTTCACCTCCTGGTGATTGGTAGTTGTGTGTTAGTTGTAAACTTGCACACCCATAATGGCGCTGAGTTCATTGGCATCCTTGGCATTGGCAATTCTGTTTGCAATATCTTCGTCATAGGCTGGTGCCTGTGCGCTAGATACCACATCATTGATTCGCTTCTGAGCCTGTAGCCCTGGGTTGACAGGAGCAGGCTCTGCTGCTTCTTCTGTCTTAACTCCGAATACATCGCCCCACTCATTGAGCCAGTTTGATACTGCTTCTTCCGTAGGTTCAATATCCTGCGGAATGAGGGCTGCGACCTTGGGGTTAATACCCTTTGTACTCAACACATCTTTTACGGTGCGCTGACGGGTCTGAGTTTTCAAAGTAGTCGCCTCTTGTTCAAGTTCCTTAAGGCGCTTTTCAAGTGTGCGGTTTACTTTGCGTAACTGTTTGACGACATCTTGAGGTCCATCCTCAAAATCTAAATCGTCATCTTCGTCATAATTGGTAGCCATCTACCTATCTCCCTTTGTTAGTTGTATTCGCAATCCACAAACAAGGTTCGGGGAAACCATGTTGGCTATTGCTACCAGTCTTTTACGCCCCCCTGGGCTGGTCTATCAGGGTGGGGATTCTTTTATATTCCGCTAGATTCACGGAGGGAGTAGTTGCCTACGCCTCCACTGCCAGCAAAGCGAGCCTGTTCACGCATAGCACGCTGTTGTGATTCAAGAAGTTTTTGCTGGTCATTATTAAGGATTGTTGACACTGCTTCGGTATCGTTATATTTGCCATCTTCAATCTGAGATAAACGAGATTGAGTTGTAGCCAATAGACGAGCCTTGCCAAACTCTTGCTTAAGAGTATTAAGGTCAGTGGAGCCTGTGGCAGCAATGAAACTTTCAGCAGCAGCCTTGTCAATATCAAACTTATATGTCTCAGCAGCAGCACCAATTTCAGAAGCGCGTACCTGCTTGTTAATAACATCCATACCCTGCTTAGGGTCAAGGAGATAACCAACAGCACCTGCAGTATCTACG